GTCTTACCATCTTCGCTTCGTGAAGCAGCAGCCTTCATAAACTTCTTCATTTGTCTTGCTCGCTTCTTGGAGTCTTCAGCGGCACCCGGTGTGCCCATCGCGGCTTCATCGTCGGCACTCATTTTTTCTTGATGGGCTCTCTGGTGTGCCTTGTAGTAGGTTCCAGCCTTGAGTTCATCGAGGTGTTCGACTGATTCGAGTTTCTTCTCGGGTCGCTTTCCACCCTTGAGATCATCACTTGGTTTTGGTAACGGTTTTCCCGCTTTCGCCGCTCTTTCTTCACGCTCTTTTGCGAGTTTAGCGTAGTATCTCTTCATGGATGGAGTATCCTGAATACTTCCAACGCTCAAGTTCATACCATGTGGCCTCATTTCATCGAGGTGTTCGACTGACTCATTTTTCTTCTTCTGATGCTTCTTGTGAAGAAGGTGATCGTGTTCTCCAGCCGCTGAATCTCGCTCGAACTCATCTCTCATCTTGGCAGCAACCTTGTCGCGTGTTGCCTTGGAGAAGCGATGACCGTGTTCCTTGTGGTAACGATCAGCAGCATCTTTGGCAGCATGACCGAAGGCTTTGTGTGCCTTATCACTGTCGTAAGTTCCTGCTGCTTGCTTGTTACGAAGGTTCTTATGAATAGGAGTCATACGTTGACGATGAAGATCGGCATGGTTAGATGCGTATAGATGAAGTTCACGGGCATCGTGATCGCTTTCTTCATCCAGTTCTTCGTCTTCATATGGATCATCTTCATTTTCATCGAAGTATGCCTCATCCACATCCTCATCGGTCCATGTATCATCTTCATCGTCCCAATCACAGTCTTCACACACATTATAAGCGGCGTCAATGGTGTCATTGACGCGAAGTTCGATTTGTTCATGGATTCTTCGATTGAGTTCTTTTGTAAGCAGTTCCTCGAAGTCGGAAATGTTTCCGAGCATCGCTGCTTCAAATATCTTCTGAATCATCTTCGTGATCTCCTTCTTCTGGATCGTTTGAGTTCATTAAAGACGATGAAATGGACATCTCCTTGTCACGGAGTCTTTCCGAGACCTTTGAAGAAATCGCCTTGTTGAAAGCGTCTTCAAAATCTACAATGCTAGAGTTCACAACGGCTTTAAACATATCTCTATAATCATCTTCTGGCATTTGGGCCTCCCATTTCATCATCTAGTGGTGGATCTTCTTCTCTTTCTTTATCTATCTGTTTCTTCATTTCATCAGCCTCTTCATCTGTCAACTTCATAATCTTCTTGTAAACATATTCCTTGGAGAAGAATTGACCGATGAATTCGCCGATTTCTCGCATCATTTCCAACCGCTCCTTCATGATTTCTGTTTCCTTCAGTTCACTGAAGTAGTTGTCGCGGTTATATTCAAAGAGAATGTCGTGTGCGAGTTCTTCAAACTCTTCTTTGCTCATAACTCCCTTGAGAACCAGTTGGGTTCTTAGAAGATTGATGAAGAGTTCGCTGAATTTGACACGGAGCCTTTCGATAAACTTATAAAACTTTACTTCGTCTCTGGAAATCTCAGCAGAACGGCCCATGTTGAATCCGTTGTCTGCTTCGAGTCTTGATACTGGCACGTTGAGTGCTTGGTATAGTCTCTTCTTAAAGTAATCTACGTCTTCCATTTCACCGAGGTTCTGACCACCATCGAGTGTGGTAATCTCTGTTCCACGACCACCTTCACGACGAGGCATCCAATAGTCTTCAAGCATCGACATATGACGGCGATCATCACGCATCTCACCTGTGCTGGCATCATACACCAACTTGTTACGATACCGATTCATGATGTCACGAAGATACTGCTCTGCTTTATTCTTTGGGAGATTACCAACGTCCACATAGAATACACGACGTTCTGGCGCACGGGAGATACGGTAGATGACAACGGCATCTTCAATCATGCGGAGTTGGTTGAGAGGTTTGATTGCCTTGTGAAGATAACCAAAGACTCTCTTCCGTGTAGCATCATACATTCCTGAGTTGATATGACAGATAGCATCTGGCATAATCTTCAGACCAGTATCAAGTCCTCCGCTGTTTGATTGTTGTCCTGCTGTGTTTGTTCCTGTTTGACGCTCGTTGTAGATGTAAAACTCTTCAGTGTTTCCATATAGCGTAAAAGGTTGAGCAGAAGTATCCCTTGCTTGTTTCTTATTGACCTGTTTGACTTTTCGGATTTTTGTTGGATCAATCGGTCGTAACTCAACGATTCCCCTTTTTGGTGTCTTCGGATCGAGAATCATGTGATAGTAGAGGCGACTTTCAATGTACCACTTGCGAAAAATCTCATGTCCACGGGAACGGAAACGGAGCAGTTTGAGAATACCATCAAACTCCTCGTTCACTCTTTTTCTAATGTTTGGGGATAATGATGTCTTGTCAAGATTTAGAGTTACAGCAACTCTATCTTCATCGAACACAAGAGCATCATTACAAATATCATCAATGGCAGTCTCCACCTCGGGGTGGAGTGCCATATCACGATATTTGTAGATTAAGTCTATGTCGTTTTTGACATATGGATCAAAATCAAGGTAGGTGCCGTAAAAGCCCCCACCTTGAACGAGTGAAGCACCGTCATCATCTTCTGGTGGCGCAAACGACACCAACTCTTGATTCTGGTCCTTCGTTTTTTCTATTTTATAACCAAAAACATTGATAGGCATATATCATTCACTTTCAAACATCAAAGAGCGTTCTCTGGATCAGTATTCGTATCTGCATCAGTTGGTTTTGTCTTGTCAGAAGCACTACCCTGTCCAGAACTAGCGAGCCAGTATTGATACTGAAGAGTTACAGTAAACTCGCCGATTGAATCTGTGTTGTCTGTGCTGACAGAAACTGAACTGATTGCCTCTGGGTAACAACCAACAAAGTTGTAGGTTTTAATCGCGTTACCCTGTCTATTTAGGGACGAAACCTTCCAGTCACAGAAGACATCGGTATTGAATCCCGAACCAGCACTTGTGAAGAATCCACCCTGAACATTTGGTGTGTTTGCTTCAAACTGGTTGATAAGATTCGACCACGCTTCAAACTTGTTGCGAAGTTCATAGTCACCATCCATTAGAATGGTAATCGTCCAAGAATCGAATGTACGGTCGCCTGGAATCTTTACCTGACGACCTCTGTATGGAATATTGATAGTACCAAGATTTGCAGCGGGAAGTTCTGCTGCTTTCACAAGGAAACGAGTTTTTGTACTAGTGTTAGCACCAATCTTGCCTTCAACAACAAAAAGGTTCGTACGAACGCCACCTTGAGTCAGAGCAGATTGGAAGTTCTTAATGTTCATCTAGGAATCTCCTTTGGGTTGGAGGGGGCCCCGAAGGGCCCCCGATTATCATCCGCCGACTTCCTCGAACGACACGCCACTTGCGGTGGCAACGAAGTTGAGTTGAATGAAGTTGATTGAACGAGTTGGTTTGATGTAGATGTCCGCAACAAACTCATTTCTATCTATAACGCTGCCAGGGTTGTTAGACTCGTTACAGACAACCTTGAAGTCCTGAATACCTCTACGAGCCTGAACGTCGCGGAGGAATGGAACGACAAGGTTTCTGAACTGCGAGCGAGTGAACTCATCGTTGAACTCGAAGAGTTGGAACTTCGCAGCGGTGGCAATCGCCTTCTCAAGAATGATAAAGAGACGACGAACATTAATGCGATCGAAAGCAGATGGCTTCGACTGAAGGGTTTTATCACCGAAGAGAATGGTTCCCTCGCCTGGGAAGGAAACAACAGGGTTGATGTTGTTCTTATACAGTTCATCACGGTGTGTCTGGCGTGGGTTGTATGCAAGTTTCACAACACCACGAATCTGACCACGGTTGAATCCCGCTGGAGAATACCAAGCCTCTTGCTCTCTTTCAGTTCTCGCAAGAAGACCTGCGATATCACCGTTGAGAGGAACGTAGCGATAGACAGCGTTGAAGTTGTCGTACATATACTTGTAACCACTATCCATTACAGCGTAAGAAGAACTCTTGTTCAGAGTGTTCTTTACGAAGTTAACGGCATTGTTTGTGGCGACACCAGTATCCTTGTTGATATAATCCGTAGATGCTACTGGTGAAAGGAATGCCATGCAATCCTTACGAGCATCACATAGGTCAACAATCAGACTCTGAACTGTTGCTGATGCTGGTCCACCGAGAATGAGCGAGACATCGACAGTTTCGGCATCCTCAAAGAGCGAGTATCCATTGGTGTAGAGATAAGGTTCAGCAGCACTAAAGTTTGCCGTTCCACCGCTAAGTGTAACTCCAAGACCCTTAGCAGTTGTGAGTTGAGTGTTTGGTGTTAGATTACCGAAGGTGTTTGATGCCTTCAGACCTTCAGTGAATCCCATTGAATCACCTTCTGCCCAGATATATTCACTCTGGTTGTTGATGATGTCTTTATAGAAGTTGCTTTCACCACTGAACTTCTTGGCATCTGTTGCCTTAGACAATCCCTCGAAGGTTTCGAGAACGGTTCCAGCAACACCAGTCCAAGCACCAGTGTGGTCAACGACTGCAACGTGAAGAAGGTCGTTGGTTCCGCCGGCGGTTTCTACGTCGTCGGTAGTTGGAACAAAGGAACCAAAGAGATTGCGGTAACGTGATTCTAGTGTTGCACCGTTTGTCGCACTCGCTGAAACTTCGGTTGAAATAACTGGTGTAATCGAAACGGCCGTTGCACCAGAAACAGCAGTCTTGACTGTAACACCCTGACCCGTTGGAAGACGGATGATATCTCCTACCTGAGCGGTGATACCAACTGTATTGGCACCAGTTGAGAAGGAGATGCTACTAGCACCAACACCGATAGTTGCACCAAGAGTGTTTCCAGAACCAACAGTGATTCCTACGACACCGTTTGAGTCTGTGCTACCATCAAATACATGAACCGCAAGAGCGTTTCCAAGAACGCCAGGATATTTGGCAAAGAACTTACCAGTGAGGTCTGTTCCTGTCTTGTTCTCAAAGTCTGTTTCGTTCTTGATTAGGTATGCTGTACCATCTGAAGCATTCTTTGCTTGTGTTTCATCGACAACGCGAACAACTTGAAGGTTGTTTCCGTAACCTAAAAAGTTTGCTGCGGTGAAAAAATACTCATAGTTCTCATTATCAGGACCACCAAATCTTTTCTTTAGGGTATTCACTGAATCAACAAGTGTTCTTTCGCCCACTGGTCCCCACTGAAAAACGCCGGCGATACCACCGGCAGTAGTGGCGACTGCTGGGACGATAGTTGTCAAGTCGATTTCAGTGACATTTACGCCTGGACTGACTTGAAATCCCATATTAATCTCCTTTGATTAGACCGTCTTCTTTGTTTCCGTAACGGATCATTTTATTTAGGATTTCACAGTATTCAGAAGAAAAAGCCATCATCTTCTTCCTGACTTGCTCCATACCATCTGGTTCCTTCTCCGTCAACAAAACTAGTATCGGACATTCCATCGTCAAAGTATCCAAATGGAGTCATTTCCTCTTCTAGTTTCTTTATTTTTTCTTCATATAACTGGTCTCGGAATGAACCTTCGATGAACTCCTTGAACATTCCTTGTGTTGTCAACCAACCAAACAAAACCAGACACATCACCAAGTCGTCATTGTGTCCATCTTCTGCTTCATATGATTGCTTTCTGGCAACAAAAGAGAAGAGTTCGTGCATGATTCTATCATCACTGATGAACAACTTATCTTCTTCTATGATGCTCTTGAGAGTAGAGCATCCGACTCGTTTCGTAACTGTTGTGGTCCGAATACCCATCGCAGCGTTCTTACCGAAACCACCCCAAGATGCCATTTGTCCTTTTCTACCCATCGTAAGAACAGTGACTATATTTGAGTATTCGTGTTCAGTATGAAGAATATCAGCAACCTGTCCACCAATATCATTGATTTCAATAAGACAGTGAGCATCATTATATTGTCTGCACAGACTATGAACAACTGTGGGATACAACATCGGGGATATTGTATTATTTCTATATGTTGCAACCACCCTATAAGGCATCTGAGTCACATCAACTACAACAAAAGCACTGTAGTCTTTTCCCTGTCCTCTAGAGGTGTCTACCGTCATTACATATTTTCTATTGGGGTCTGGTTGCTTGTATATTCTCAATCCCTCTTCATTTTGTATCGTGGGATTATCATATGTTAGTGCTTTGAGTTTGGCCGATGATATCAAAGTAGCAGCAGAGCCGATGAACTCACATTCAAACTCTCCTCGGAATTGTTCTTCCGAGGTGTTAGCGATAGTCTGTTCTTTCCACTTATCGTCACGGCCTGGAACCTGACTCCAGTGAACTTCTATCGGAACATATTCGTTTCGGTGATTGACAGCATCATTCCAAAACTTGTAAAACATATTCAACCCCTTGGGGGTCGAAATAATCAGCACCTTGGTGCTTTGTCCTGAAGTGATGGTTGGATATACAGAACTAAAGAACTCTTCTGCCACACCTTGTGGAACGAACGCAAATTCGTCAAGGAAGATCATATTAAACGAACCACCACGGACAGCAGACGCGGATGTTGAGGATGCGATAAGTTTGGATCCATTCTCTAGAATAATAGAACCTTTGTTCCACTCTACGATACCTTGCTGCATCCATAGAGGTAAATACTCGAACGCCAACTTGAGTCTGTGTAGAAGTTCGCGTGCTGTTGCTTGCTTGTTTGCAAGAATGGCAACATTCACATCCTGAGTGAACAGAATGTAATGAAGAAGGTATGAAATAACTGTTGTTGACTTACCAGTCTGTCGAGGAAGTTTTGCAATCACGAAGCGATTTTCGTGAATCTTCTGAATCATATCCTCTTGGAAATCATACATGTCGAATGGAACCAAACCGTGGTCCAGCGAAACAATCTTGACATAGTTCCGAACAAAATAGAGCGGGTCTTTCGCACACTTCATATACTCTTCGACCTGCTTTTTTGTAAACTCTATTTTTGTTCCAGCGGCTTTTAGATTCTTATTACCAAGATAACCTTCTTTTTCATATGTCATGGTCTATAATGTCCTCGTCTCCATGATCTCGAAGTCGCTTCGCTGAACTTCTCGAAGAGTTGATAAGAGATTGCAATTCACTTGTAGAACCAACATAGATTGCATTGTTGGTTGTATTGTTCTGTGTGAGTTTCATTTCATCAGA